GTTGAGGAAATCTTCCTCCATGCCAGCCATCTTGTTGTTCTTCTCTGACATCTGCAATTCAACAATCTTAGACTTGTTCTTGATGTCGGCTTCTTTCAACATCAGTTCAGCAATCTTAACTCGCTTGTCAAACTCACGAGCCGCCGCTTCATCCTCATTTGGCAAGTTCTTAGTGGTTGCGCCAAGGACTTTAGCCTGAATCTCTTGAGGCATCAACTGTGCTTCCATCGACAGTTTCACAGCATTTGCCTTGTTTTCTTCAGCCTGAGTCGTGTTGACAGCAATCTGAGCTTGAGCCGCTTGCATCGCCAATTCAGCTTGCATTTGTTGCATTTGCTGTGCTTGTGGGTTAGGCGCACTCATCTCATCCAAAGCCGCAATCAACTCATAACGGTTGGTCAGGCTAGAGTTAGACAAGATGCCCTTCAAGATAATAGGCAGGACAGGAGTATCAGGGCCAAGAGTCTGCAACAAGCCAATGAACTGCTTTTGTTCGTACTCACGAGCAATGATGCCCAAAGTGGCAGTTGGAATGAAGTTCATGTCCACAGAGGGGTAACGCTCTGGGTCAAACTGCATATAGCGGAAAGCCGCCTTCTTGATGAATGGAATCAGGAAGTCTTCTTGGAAGTTAACCAGTGTGCGCTTGTATTTCTTGATGATGGTGGCAACAGCCATAGACATACCATCACCATCACGAGCAGAATTACTAACCATTCCCTGTGAATCAAGAGTGCCAGTAGCTTGCAACAACATACGCTCAAACTCTTTGGCGGTTGCCAAGTTGTTAGGGTCTGTCTCGCCAAACTTAAATGGCATCAAAATCTCTGTTGGAGAACCGTTTACAAGGATAGCTTTTCCGGGCTTTACCTCAAACTTAGCACCACGAGGCAAACGAGTTGCATCCATCGCAATCATGGGGCTGGTGGTCAGTGCCAAAGAGTCTAAGTGGCTACGAGTCTGGGCATCAATAGCTTTTTGCATATTGAAAGCCTTTTCAACCGTACCCCGACCCAACAAGCGGTTAGGAATCGTGTCATCTTGATAGCTCAAGACTGGACGATCTTTCATCATGTAGGGGTTTTCTTCAGCTTTGAGCAACAAACCATCATTGGCAATGACCACAATGGCCTCAACCATGTCTGTGTAGTCTTCAGCGGCTGAGTTTTCAGGGAACAACTCGACAATTTCTTTGTTTTCTTCTAAGTTGTTCAGGTATTCACGAGGCACAAGACCGTAATAGGTCAGCAAAAGCACCTTTTCGTCCTGATATTGGCTAACCTCTTGGGTTGGCTCAAGGTCAGTGTCTTCATAGGTTGGGGTAATGTCAACCTTTCGGTAGATTCCACGTTCAATACCTTCAACAACCTTGTGAATTGATACATATTTCTCGATTGCCACGCCCATACAGTCATCAATGCTTGTCCCATTAGGGTCAAACAAGAAGTTCTTGGGGTTCACAGGAACAATCTTGACCGCAATACGGTTAGTCTCAGTCACACCAATAGCTGCCTGACCTGTTTGGTTAGGAATGGCACGAGTTGTAGGGATGTATTCCTTCTCAGTCTTGACGATGATCTCGCCAATACCTGTTCCATAGATTTCAGCCATCAACTCGATCTGGTCGATAGATTTTCTGATTTTGTCTTTCTTGAAGTCTTCCATGAGTTGAGCCTTGATAGCTTCAACGTCTAATGGATTACCGTCAATATCTTTGATGTCATCTTGGATGTCAAAGAATTCGCCTTGACCGAAGATGGCTTCCATGATCTCAGCATGGCGGGTTTCTACGGCTTGTTGTGTTGCAGGGGTAACGATACGGCTACGCTCTGATTCACGAGTCTTGTCTTCAGAAGCCCATTGACCACGGAAGATGCGCTCGTATTCCAGCCAGTCAGGGAGGAAGTTAACGTCACGGTAATCACGCCACCGTTGGCAGTGGTCAACAACAAAGGCAGTGATTTCTTTGTCAGCCTCTGTTGGCTGATAAAACTGGTTCTGTTCTAACTTCACTTGTTTGTCTGTTGCCATGTGTTGCCCTTAAAAGCCCGAAATTACGTCTAGAGGCTCCCACTCATCTTCTTGGTCATCTTGGAAGTATGAGGTGACAGCCAGTTGGTCAATGTACGATAGGGCATCAGGTAGGTCATCATGCACACCTTGGGATGGGAACATCAAGAGTTGATCTTTAAATTCGTCCCAATCCTCCTCGGAGTTCAGCACAATACGCCCATGCTCAAACCGTCCTTGAAGTGACCAAATGATACGGTCGGTTTTTTTACGATTACCGTGGGTCAAGTCAACTATGTGCGAATATACATTATTCTTCCGCATCAAGTCACTCAAATACGGCAAAACTGCGTTTTTTAGCGCACCCTTCTCAATTCCTATGGAAAGTGGCCTGTATTCCCGAATCTTGAGCAAAATGGTGGCGGCAGTCTCCCGAATGTCCCACCGTCCATAAACGATCTCTTTGACGAACCATTTACCCTCGTCTGTCACCTTGACTACGGCAATGGCAGTCTGGTCTAGCCGCTTCTTGGAGTTAGCCGCTTGTTTGGCAACTTCCTCAAAACCAGCCAAGTCACAGGCAATGAAGTAGCTGCCATACTCAGGCTCAACACCGTATTTCAGCCATTCTTCCTTGAAAACGTCAGAACCAGCGTTGTCAAATGAGGCAAGGTATTCCTGTTTGAAAGCAAAGGAAGACAGGGTTTTCTTGGCAGATTCGATCTCATCTGGGTCGATCAGGGGGTTGTCTTTGGTTGTGAAGTGCCAAGATTTCCAGTCTGGGTCTTCTTCTGAGTTTCCGAGTTTAAATACGTCATAGAAGAAGTTGCGACCCTTGGGAGTGCCGATGAACATAGCTCTCCCCTTCTTATCAGACAAAGACGCACGAATAACCTGTTCCCATGCTTCTGGTTTAATGTCGGCAACCTCGTCAAGCACAGCATAGGTGAGCGACACTCCTCGCAGAGTATCTGGGCGATCTGCACCTCTAACATAGATTTTGGCTCCGTTTATCAGGGTGATGTCCATGTTATTGATGTGACTGGCTTGGATAACATCCCTACCCAACTCCATCAAAACGTCCCAAATAATCTGTCTTGCCTGACCATTGGTCGGTGCAACATAAAGCACTGCCGACCCTGAAGTACATTGCAGTCCTTCGATCAGGAGGGTGATGGCTGAGAGACGTGACTTACCGCAACGGCGACCAGCGGCAATGACTTTAAAGCGGGTTTTGTCAGCAAAGACTTCTTGTTGCCAAGGGAGGAGACTGAAGTTAAGGTCAGACATCTTTACTTTCTATGTCTTCAGCATCAACTGTATTGTCACCAATGGACACGCCACCAATACCTGAAATAGTTATGTTAACTGCTGATCTCTGTTTTCCTTCTTTCTCAAACAAGGAGACAGGGAGCATTCTGTCCATACAGAGTTTGATTGCAGCCATTTGAGCAGGGTGTTCGTCATTCATGGCAATCTCAACTGCCTTGTGGACAACATTAGAACCAGCACTGTTTATCAGGAGTTCTTTGAGTTCTTTGACTCGTTGAAGTTCAGTCTTGGGGAGTAGGGCAGGAGGACTATCGGCATAACGAGCCATAGTCATAGGTTTGGGAATAGCAACAGCTACAGGCTTGGGAGGACGGCCTCTAGGCTTTTTCAGTTTGTCAGGTAAAGCGTCAATTGCATTCATCTTTTGTCCAATCAGGAAGAAGGTTGTTGGTCGGCGGCTACATGCTCTTTCAGTGAGCGCCCTGATGGAAGGTTCTTTGGCTCACTACCCGTTACAAATCCACTTCTCACCAACACGGCTGGAGACTGCCTTGCAAGTAGGTACTGTTATCGGCGTACCACAATCCCCATGCGTCTTGATGTTGGTACTTACTTTACATCAGAATAGGAATCTTGTATAGTGGACGCACACTTCGGTGTCTTTGTCAGAGTCTATCGGCTTATGTGCAAATTCTTGGGTAGGAAGTCGAGTCTTCAAGGTGTCGTAGCCTTGGATAGATGTAGTCCCTAGGAAACCACGGAAACGTTCTGGCTGACAAAGTATTGCGGGACAGAAGACTGCCAAGCCCGCCGAGCAGGAGGACTGCATTGTGGATGTGCTGCCTTGGATGGCGAAACCAATCCGTTCTGATGTGTGACGGTACACGGTGCAAACAACATGATGTGGCTACTGGGTCTTTGTTAGGCAAGAGGTGGCTCACACCTAATCCCAGTAGATATGCCTAGGTTGAGCAACCAAGGACAGGACACACTCCTGACAAATCCCTTAATCCACTTCTCTAGGTGGGTTAGGGGTTTATTTATCAGAACATTCCTTCTTTTCTTAAAGCCAGTCTTGTTGTGTCAAACAGTCTGATTTAGCTTTTCGAGTACGGGGGAGGCTACATCAATATTCTCTCTACTCACCCACCCCCTCCCCCCCATAGTAAGTACTCACTCACACTAGGCGAAGTAAGCACACACTGACTAGCGGCTTGATACGACAGATATTATGTTAACTAGTTGGGCATAGGGAAGTGATGCACCATCTCAGGGCATCCCACAAATATCATGCCATTTCACATTATGAAAACCTTACAATTATTTCACGATGTGGAAAATGAACTGGGTTTATATATAGGTAGGGAAAACACTGAGTCCCGCCAAATAAGGGTTTCAAGAGGTTGGCACGATTCTTTCACCTATATATATGTAAGCATCGAAAAAACAGGGCTTGCACAATTCAACACAAACTTGAGAGGCGTTCAGAATGACACACACACAAACCCGAGAGCAGTGGCTCAATTCAGCTTCAGCCCATCTCCGCACCCTTTTTGAGGCCGTTGGCGAGACCGTTCCTACCAAGGTAAGGGCATCATGTGGCTTTCCATCAAAAGGCGCTCTAGGCGCTCGGAACCGTACCGTTGGACAATGCTGGTCAGCAGTGGCATCGGCTGACAGCCACGCCGAGATTTTCATTTCGCCAACCATCAGCGACTCAGGCCGAGTGTTGGACATCTTGGCTCACGAATGGATTCACGCAATCCATCCAAATGCGGGACATGGCAAAGCGTTTAAACGCACTGCTCTCGCCATCGGTCTTGAGGGCAAAATGACAGCCACGGTTGCAGGCGAAAAGTTCAAAGCATGGGCTTCGCCTGTTTTGATTGAACTCGGCGAATATCCTCACGCCGAACTGCAACCATCCAACGCCATCAAAAAACAAGGCACTCGGATGCTGAAATGCGTTTGTACTGAGTGCGGCTACACAGTGCGGGTTGCTGGCAAGTGGCTTGCTGACATGGGCGCACCTCACTGCCCTGAACATGGCGAGATGTCCACAGACTGACAGCTTAGAGCGAAGCCCGAAAGGGCTTCCCTGTGCGCTGTTGCACTATCCTGAAAGGCGTGAATCATGATGTTAACTGACCCTAATCAAATCGAGCACTATCGCCTCATCGTTTTGTGGCGTGGCCTTGGCCTAGAACTGCAAGGCTTGAAGATGAGCCGTGGTGCATCCTGCTACAAAATCCTGAAGAACATGGGCATGACAGGCACGAAGAAACAAGTGCATGACGAACTGGGCAAGCTGTTGGGCAAAGTACCTGAGAGCGTTTAAACAGTTCAGCGGTCAGCCTTTCGGGGTTGACCAGTGCGCTGTTGCACTCTTTGAAAGGTGTTAATTATGACAAACAAATCTCTGACCTCATACGAGTTTTACCTGTCTGCTGTTGAACTCAGTACCGGCCTTCATGGGTCATTCGCTGAGGCCATTGGTGAGGCTTTCATCGTGGCAGACCGTGGCAATAGCCAAAAGCTGCTCGATGCCTTCCCTGAAGTTTTCATGCGTGGCTGGCACTTTGCTCAAGCCAAATACATGAGCCAACCATCTGAGAGCGTTTAAACATCATGCACAAAACAGACCTCATTGTTTCCATCGTCTGCGGCTGTGCCGCCTTTATCTTGGCTCTTATTCTCATCTTTGAAAGGTTTTAATTATGACAACAGACACAACGACCGACCTCGAAATTGTCGTGACCACCATCGGCACAATCGACAATGGCTGCGACGGCTCTCAGCAATACCTTTTGCTGAAGTGTTTAAACGACTACCTGAGCGAAGATGAGGCATGGTCATATTTGCACCCACTGGTCTACCGTGACACCAACACGGCTGGCGCTTACTTTTGCCACATTGTCGAGACAATCCAAAAGTCTGACGATTCGGTCATTTGCATCGTTCACCACCAGTTCAATAACTGAGAGCGTTTAAACAGAGTGCAAACCATTGGGGATGTTGTCCCCTTTGGCCTGTGCTTTTGCAGGGTTCAATAGGTGTTAATGATGATTCAACCTTCACACTTCACAAGAATCAAGAATGACGTTAATGGTAATCCTCGTCATGTTTGTCATTTCTTGATGTTTTCCCGCAATTATGAAGATGCGCTAGCCATTGCTAAAACATTGGGCGGCAAGAAATTCCACAATAAACAATACGGCGGCGGCATAGTTTTCCAAGAATATGCTGGATGTCTTGAGAATCTCTGCGCCAAAATCAATGAAGCAGTCAATAAAACAGAGGTGGCAGCATGAACGACAAACTCGAATGGAAAGCCCTTTGGGACGCAATGGACGCAAACCCCGAGCAATGGATTCCTACAACCAAGGCAATGTATTGGGAAATGCTGGAAGTCTTGCCGCCTGAAATAATGGCTAGAACGGCCTTTTTGGTTGGTGAAGCAACACGCCACACAAAAGACGGTAAAGCTGTTTATTCGTGCTTTAAACAAGTAAATGATGATTATTTTGCAAAGCACTTAACAGTCGCAGAGTTTAAGAATCAATTTATACCGCTGAAAGGATGGGTTTCAGCATGAGCAAACGAGAATATCTGCAATGTGTTTTGCGCCTGTTAACACCTGAGCAGATTTTGCTGAGTGCATCGAATCCAACACCTTACATGAAGCCAATTCACATAAAGCTGCATTATGTGGCTCTGCGCCGATTAGGTCATGAGGTGACAGCATGACGCAAACCCAAGCCCTGACCCAAGCCCTTGTTTTGGCTATAACTGCACCTGATGACCAAAAGGCGCAGATGGCGATTGATTTATCTCTTGAGCTTGCAAAGCGTTTAAACGCTGCGGATGTTGAACGCTGCAAAGCTGATGCGCTGCTAATTTTGGGGACATCATGATTTATGCAACCGTTGCCCTACTGCTTAGGATAATTTTTCGCAAACAAATGTAAAGAGGTGTTAAAAATGAAAACAGTTTCAATAGGTTATTTTCGTGATGATGGTGATTTTGCTCTTTTGGCAACCTTAAACAACAATGATGGCGATATTCGACTTTTTGAGTTTATGGTTAAAGATTTACAACGAGACATTTCACAATCAACAGGCATCGAATGTGTTGTTTTGGAAAGGGAAGATGCACCCGACTATGTGACCATCGACTAAGTTAGTAAACACTCACTTACAACCACCTTCGGGTGGTTTTTCTTTGCCCATTTTTAAGACCCTGCAAGCCCTTACCCTCTTGCACCCATCCAACCACATCAAAAAAACGTCTTAAAAGTGCCTTTTAATCGGTCTCAGCACTATTTTTTGACGTTTGGCAGACCCTTAGAGTTCATCAGCAAATTCATCGTCAACAAAAAGACAGATTCCGACATGGTTAAGGTCAAAGTCTGGGCGCAAACCAACACGCCAAAAATGTGCCGCCCATTGGATAGAGATTCTTGCGCCCTCAGCTATCGAGCCGCTGCCAATGTGGGCTAGTGCCTTTTTTTCTTGTTCAGAATAAAAAACAACCTGACCCCTTTTGCCTTCAGGCTTGGGTGTGCGCTTTTTTAGCTTGGATTCCATTTATTGTGTGCCTTAGATATTCAGCAATTAGTAGGGCTTCTGCTTTGTTTATGTCCTTTTTTAGCTTTAGCTTTGCTTCGGGCCATAGATAACGTGCCATGTCCAGTGATTCATTTTTATCTGCTGTTAGGTGAAAGTGCTTTTTCCAGCGTTGTGGAGTGACCAAATGCACAGGATATCGGGTCAACTCACAGACTGCTGAAATAACCCCAACAGCCCGACCAAATGAGAATGTGCTGCTAACCCCTTGGTTTGGCATTGAATGGACTTGTTCCATGCAAATCTCTGCCCCTTCTTTAGGGTCAACTAGGCCAAGAATCCTGCTTTTGAAAACCAAGGCCAAGATGTGTTTGTCTTGATGTTCAATGTTGAATGCTTCCAAGTAGTTCCCATGATGGTCAACTGCCCCAAGTGCGCCATTGATGCTGCCTGGGTCAATCCCGATGTAAATCATTGATTTTCCTTAACTTTTTGCAAGAATTCCTCTTGGATGCCGTTGTAGTAGCCATAAATGTCATTCTCCAACTCTTTCACCCTGTGCCAAGCATGATGCTTGAAACCCTGTGTTTTCGCCATCCTGACAAGATGCAATAAGGTCTGGTATCGGTGTTCCTCGAAGGTCACCGCAAACCCACAAGGCTCTCGTGACTGCGAGATTGGAATAATTGTTGATTCCATTTTTGATTTCATCAAGTAGTTGGTTTGCCTCTAGTCTTGTCATACAAAATCCAATACAAATTGTTGTAATCTTTTATCTTGCAAGGGTTTGTAATCTAAATTAAGTTCACATCCAAGATATTGTCGGTTTAAATGTTTTGCTACTTGAGCTGTCGTGCCGCTAC